ATGGGGCGGAGGCTGGTTCTATTCAACGCTTCCGGCTGGCGGAAGTTGGCTGGTTTGGGATAAGCAGCCGCAGCACACAGTCGCAGGACCACAGAATCATTTCGAGGAGTGCTGGATCTGGCCGCATAAGAAGCGAATCATCATTCGACATCTATGGACTGGATTCACGGCAAAGGAAAAAAACGAAGCGCGTAGCCATCCGACTCAGAAGCCGGTTGCGGTCATTATTGAACTTGCACGGTTTCTTGGAGACTGGGGATTGTGTTCCGACCCGTTCCTCGGCTCTGGTACTACGCTCATCGCAGCCGAGCAACTCGGTCGCAAGTGCTACGGGATGGAGATCAGCCCGGCATATTGCGACGTGATCGTGAAGCGGTGGGAGACGCTGACCGGCAAGAAGGCCACGCTCGCCTCGTGACGTTCCCTCGGTCGCTGGTCGCAACCGACTACACTTGCACACGTCTGTAGCAGGATCGCACCATGTCAGACACCGAACCGATGCAGGACGCGAGTGCGATCGAGGTCGCCGTTCGCCAGATCGACCGTGATCGCGGACACGATCGCGAGACGATGCGAATGCTCCGGCAGGCGGTCCGGAACCGATGGCCGATCCCGCAGGCCATGCGTGAAGCAGCACCGAAGATCGCTGCTCGGATCGCGATCGAGGGCAATACGGATCGCGAGAAGTTGCGCGCTATCGAGGTTCTCGCCGCGATGGATCGTGACAATATCGCCGCGCTTTCCGCGCTCGATAAGGTCGAGCGGCTTGACGGCGGAGAGGCTACCGAGCGAATCGAACTGGCGCCGATCCGGATCGGCGTTCGCGATTGACGATCGCAGCCAAAGAACTTCCGCCGCTCTATCGGAAGCAGCACGAGGCGATCTGCGACCCGGCTAGGTTCGTCGTCATCGAGGCGAGCACGAAGAGCGGCAAGACTGCCGGATGCCTGCTCTGGATGCTTGAGTACGCGTGGAACCGGCCGAACTCGACGTGCTGGTGGGTCGCTCCGACGTTCGAGGTCACAAAGACGGTCGGCTTTGAGCGGCTCGCTGCGATGCTACGGGACGCAGATCCAGAGAAGCGGATCTGGGAAGACAACACGTCGCGGCTAGTCATCAAGCTCGCCAACGGCTCGAAGGTCGCGTTCAAGTCAGCCGACAACCCGGACAGTCTGTACGGCGAGGACGTTCACGCCGCGGTCATTGACGAGGCGACGCGCTGTCCAGAAGAATCGTGGCACGCGGTCCGCTCGACGCTGTCGGCGACACGCGGACCGTGCCGGATCATCGGCAACCTCAAGGGCCGGAAGAACTGGGCATACAGGCTGGCAAGACTGGCCGAGGCCGGAACCGAACCGGACTGCGCGTATCACAAGCTCACTGCTGCCGACGCGGTCGCCGGCGGCGTGCTTGCCTCTGACGAGGTCGAGGCGGCGAAGCGGCAACTTCCCGACCATGTCTTTCGCGAGCTCTATCTTGTCGAGGCGTCGGACGACGGCGGTAACCCGTTCGGCCTCGACGCGATCCGTGCGGCGATCCGACCGCTCAGCACGGCCGAGCCGGCAGCGTTCGGGATCGACCTGGCCAAAACGACCGACTGGACCGTGATCCTTGGCCTCGATTCAACCGGCACCGTCTGCTACCTCGACCGGTTCCGGCTCGACTGGCAGGCGACACGCGAGCGGATCGCATCGACCATCGGCAAGGTGCCGACGCTCATCGACTCGACCGGAGTCGGCGATCCGATCGTCGAGGATCTCCAGCGCGGCCGGCCCAGCGTCGAGGGCTTCAAGTTCACCGCAACGAGCCGCCAGCAACTGCTTGAAGGACTCGCCGCGGCAATCCAGCGGAGCGAGGTTCGGTTCCCTGAAGGCTTCATCCGCATCGAGCTTGAGTCCTTCGAGTGGGAATCGACGCGTACCGGCGTTCGATACACTGCACCGGCGAGTCTGCACGACGATGGCGTTATGGCGCTCGCCTTGGCCGTACGTCGAGCGGCGAACCGGCCGGCTACGTTCCGCTTCCGAGTCATCTGATGCTCGATCGAATCCGATCCCTGTTCCGACGCAAGCAGGCAGACCAGCAGCAGGTAAACCGATACCTCCGTGCGTCGCTCGGGATCATCTCCGGCGGTTCGGGCATTGACCATCGGCCGGTATATACGGCGACCGCAGCGGTCCGAAAGTACCGCTCGTGGGTTTACGCAGCGGCCCAGATAAACGCCTTTGGCGTCTCGGCCGTCCCGCTGCGGCTTTACGTCAAGGGAGGCACGGGCCGCAAGTTGTACCGGACGGCAAAGCCGGCAAAGGGACGCAAGGCGTACCTCCTAGGTGATGCAGAGCGTACGCCGTCGCGATCCGTGCTCGCAAAGATGCACGACTTCGGAGCCGACTTCGAGGAGGTCACCGAGGCGCATCCGGTTCTTGACCTGCTCCGCAAGGTGAACCCGTCGATGAACGGGTTTGACCTGGCGGCGACTCGTACGCTTTGGCAGGAGTTGACCGGGAACGCATATCTACACGTGATCCCGAACACCCTTGGCGTTCCGGCTGAACTCTGGCCGATGCCGCCGCAATGGGTCGAGATCATTCCCGATCCGCAGAAGTTCATCGCCGGCTACCTGTACGGCCGCGAGACTCAGAACAAGGTCACGCTCGCGACCGATGAAGTGCTGCACTTCAAGCGACCGAACCCGGCCGACCTGTTCTACGGTCTCGGCAAGGTTGAAGCCGCCTGGGGCGCTGTCGATCTGAACGACGCATTCCACGAGATGGACCTTGCCTTTGCGGCGAACCACGCTCGGCCTGACTACCTCGCGACGATCAAGAACGAGGACGCGAGCGAGGAGGCTATCGCTGAGTTCGAGCGTGCCGTCAACGAGCGGCTTCGAGGTCCGGGCAAGGCCGGCAAGTTCATCGCGCTAACCGGTCAGGTAGACCTCAAGCCGATGGCGTTCCCGCCGAAGGATCTCGGCGGTCGCGACGAGATCGTCGAGGAGATCGCAGCGATCTTCGGCGTGCCTGTCTCGATGCTCAAGGCGAACGATCCGAATCTCGCAAGCGCATCTACCGGATTCGCGCAGTGGCGCGAGTCGACCATCCTCCCGCTGCTTCGGCTCGACGAGGAGACGCTCAACCAGAAGCTCCTTCCGATGTTCGGCCTACAGGACGAGGCCGTGCTTGCATACGATGATCCGGTTCCTTCGAACCGGGCGCTCGACTTGCAGGAGCATCAAGGCCTCATCTCGTCCGGCGTGCTGACCATCAACGAGGTTCGCGAGCTCCGCGGCTTCGATCCTCTCGACATTCCCGACGCCGACGTTCCGATCGTTGGCGGGATGCCGCTCGGCAGCGGTCTCGATCTCGGCGGCGACCAGACGGTCGCGCCGGCGCAGGCCGCTCCCGAGACGGTTCCGCAAGCGACACCGCAGCCGGTCGCCACGGAGCCGAAGGCCGAGCCGCTCAACGGCGCCCAGATTCAAGCGGCGCAAGAGATCCTTCTTGGCATCACGGCCGGCTCGCTGGCTCCGCAGGCCGGAGGAGCGCTCCTCGTGGCTGTCGGCCTATCGCCGGAGCAGGCGGCTCGCATGGTCGCCGCTCAGGTGACGATACAGCCGTCCGACGTGCAGCCGGTTCCAGAGGCTACCGTCGCAGCGGAAACGCCGCAGGAGGCCGTAAAGGCGATTACGGCGGACGCTCCGGCCCGATACGCCGAGATCGACTTTACGCCGACTAAGGAGATGGCCGACGCGGCCGACCGCGGCCTTCGGCTCCGAGGCGAGTTCAATCGCGGCGGAACCGAGATCGGCGTCGCTCGTGCGACGCAACTCAAGAACCGCGAGGTACTGTCGCCGGACACCGTCCGACGCATGGCGTCCTACTTCGCTAGGCACGCCGTAGACAAGCGGCCCGGTTGGGATGATCCGGCGAACCCTTCCGCCGGGTTCATCGCGTGGCTGCTCTGGGGCGGCGACGCCGGCCGAGACTGGTCGGAGCGGATCGTCGAGCGGATGAACCGTGCTGACGATGCCGAAGACGGCACGAAGCAGGCCGACGACTGCGTCTCGGAGAAGATCCGAACCCTGATGGACGAGGGCTATCCGCAAGACCAGGCGATCGCGATCGCGATCGACTACTGCGAGAGCAAGGCCAAGGGATGCGGATGCACGCACGGAAGGACCGTCAAGCAGTCTCAAGACTGGGACGACGAAGGGTTCCACGTCAAGGCGACGCGGTACACGCCGCAAGAACTGAGACTCATCAAGCAACTCGAACGCCGGATGCTCAACGTAGGACGTGAGCGAATCGCGGCGATGGTCAAGTTCCTTCTCGCGACGGATCTAGAGGGGCAGGACTTGCTCGACCGCGCCATAGATCAGCTCGGCCCGGCAAAGTTCGCGGCCGACTTGCGAGATGCGGCACGGCCAGCGCTTCTCGATGTTGTCGAGGCTGGCGGCGCAAAGGGCGTCAAGATCGTAGAGGCCGAACTGCGAAAGGCCGGAAGGACTCCCGATCCTGTCTCATTCGACTTTGTGAACGAGGACGTGCAGAAGTGGATCAATCGCTCGACGACGAAGCTCGCTGACGGCGTCGGCGGAACTACGGTTACGCGTTGTCGCGATCTGCTCGGCAAGGGACTTGAGGAAGGCAAGACCATCGACCAACTCGCAGACGACATTGCCGAGCGCGGCTTTGACGCCAAGCGAGCACGAGTCATTGCGAGGACCGAGTCGGCACGTGCCTACGTTCAGGGACAGGTCGAGGCCTGGCGTCAGTCCGATGTCGTCGCCGGCAAGAAATGGCTCGTCGCTCCTGGTGCCTGCGAGTTCTGCACGGCCATCGGTCGCGAGAGTCAGACGAAAGGCATCGACGACGCGTTCTATACAGTCGGCGACAGCGTGAGCGGAACGGAAGGCGGGACGTACGTCGTTGACTTCGAGAACGTCGTCGGTCCTCCGCTTCATCCGAACTGCACGTGCGACCTCATCACCGTTCTCAAGGACCGCCCAGAATGAACCGCAAAGACTTCAAGGCCGAAGGCGAGATCGTCGGCGGCATGTTCAAGGCGACCATCTCGACGGACAGCGTCGATCGTGATGGCGAGGTAATGGTTCCGGCAGGGATGAACGCGAAGGACTACGATCGGAATCCGGTCCTTCTCTGGAATCACGACACGTCGCAGCCGATCGGACGGGCCGTATCTCTGAAGCGAGCCGATCGCGAGATCGTCGCCGACTTTGAGTTTGCCAAGAAACCTGACGACTACGGCGGCGACTGGTTCCCTGACTACGTTCGTGGTCTCGTGCAGGCCAAGGTGCTGCGCGGAGTCTCGATCGGCTTCGTGCCGATGGAAGGCGGCGAGCGCATGGCGACGAAGGGAGACGTGGAC